CAGCACCAGTTTTGTAAGTTGCCATTGTTAGTTACCTCCGTATCAGATGATGGTGAAAGCAGAGGTGATGAAGTCCTTGTTCAGGTTAGCAAAACCGGCGTACAGCTGCCAAATCAGGATGATAAAGCGGCTGAAGTCGTCGTTGTTGTTGATCAGAACCTGAGCATTAGGACCACCAATGCCGACGCCCACTGCCTGAGGACCGAAGAACAGGCCAGGAGGAGTAGTGTGCGAAACGGAACCGCCACCATCGTTAATGTCGACAGTGATGGACTTAGTAGCAAAGTTGGTAGACTCGAAGAAGCGGACGCCTTCAAACACGAAGCCGGTAGGCATCACGGGTTCACCAGCCACAAACATGGCTTGACCGTATTGACCGCCACCGTAGATCGCTTGGCTAGGACCAGCAGCACCCATCAGGGGGTTGCCTTGAGCCATGCCAGGGTAGCGAGCAACTTCGCGGAAACCTTGGTCAGCGCGGAGATCACGCATGAACGAAGGGTCAGCAATACAACGGTAGTAACCGTCTTGGAACACAGGAACGTTCCGCTTGCGCAGTTGACGAACCACCTCCAGAAGGTCGGTTTTGACGTTGAACTTGTAACGCTCGGAGGCATACTCAGTAGCGGTATAAGAGTTCAGAGCGGTGGAGCTGGAACGAGTTTTACCATTAGGGTAGTAGTAACCACCTTGGGTATCACCGGAAGCACCACGTGTTTCCGATTTAGCCATCTCGTCCAGGAACACCCGGTCACGCCAGCGGCGATAGTCATCGAGCAGGGTCAGCGAACCGATGGACTGGTGGAACATGTTAAGGTTCCCGGTGTCCAGCAGCAGACGCTGAGCGGTCATCAGAGTCTCGCGAGCAATTTTGAATGTGCTCGGAGCGTTAGCGTTATTCGGGTCAGCGGGACCGGTATCAATTTGTTATCCTGAAAGTTCTTTATCTTTCAGTTCTTGTGATTTTCCATTTCACAAGTTCAGACTATATCATCACCCCTGGGTGAAACCAGTTGGGTGTAGGGCGCTCGTGCCATCTTATCGTCCACTATCAGTGTCTGATGTTGGGACTCGCTCAACCATTCTTTAACAGAACATGTACGGTTGAGGTCGGTTTTATATGCAACACACGGAAGAATGTAAGGTTGAATTGCATTTACTAACAAACGGAATTGGGCCGAGTGCCAGCGCAAATAGTATCTTCCGCTTTTATGTTGAACTTTGGTGTACCTGGCTGTTGTTAAATGTTGAACCCATTCGCCGACAATGTCAGCTTGATATTCATCAGTACAAACAGCGAGCCAGCCGGTTCTCTCAATTTTCACACTACGAGGTTTTTGACGTTTCCTTACTTCTAAAGAACCATCATCCATCCAAAATAATGCCAATTCGCGTAACCCAAGTGAATAAAGAACTTCAGGGGCAAAGGTCTTTACATTATTGGGATATAAAAGCGAATAAATAGAGGAAAGTATTTTCTTATTGGAAGCACCGAAGCGTACGGCAGGATATTTACCCTTGTCCATAAAGCTTCTTAGTGTCGCTTTTGATCCTAGAATTGAATTAATCTTTTCTAGTTGCCAAGCAGCATACTCTTTGTGACGTTCTGCACGACCCAGTACAAATGTACAAGATCCTGTTCGGGCATCTTTTCTTATGCACCCGTCGCCAAGTGTGCACCCAATTAAAAAATTCCGGTCATCAATGTCCATTTAAAAACTGCATCCGACAATGGTAGTCGTTGAACCTTCCGCCTATTCCTAAGCGGCTTGGCTGCTGATTACCTAGACCAGTATAAGGCATGAGTGCCTTAATGGTTGGCAGGTTCCCAGCAATTCACCCTATTATTCAATGCCGATTACGCGGCAAGGGAGCTACCTGTTAACTCGCGGAGGCTGACCAGCACTTTGTCCTTGACGATAGCCCGGCTGCTTGCGGTACCGATCGTTTGATCTTGTGTACGCTCGCGGCTGGTCTTGGTTCCAGGGTTGCCCCAGAAACGGTACCGGTCAAGTTGGACAGTCTGTCCTGGCTGTTTGGTGAAGTCGTGAACGACACATATTAAGATTGATTAAGTCAATCTTGTATTCCGCATTTTTTTCATCAATGCGGTACAGACTATATCATGCTCCTAGTAACTCAGGAGCCCCGGCGCTAGTGGGTTTCATAATCCGTTCTGGATCGTATACCCTAGTCGTTGAACCTTCCACCTATTCCTAGGCGGCTTGGCTGCTGATTGCCCCGACAATTGAAACTTTTTATCTATCACGCTTATCATTACTGATTACGTTGTAGAGTTCAATTCTTTTAGAAGGGTTTCCAGCAATTCACCGGGTTTTCACTTTTTGATTACTCAAAAAGGCGGCTGTTATTCAACCGGTTCGGCTGCCATTTCGACGATGTAGGCTGGATGGGGGCGGTACAGCTCCGCACCCAACAGCTTGGGAAAGTCGTTATCAATAAACATGTTGGTAATTCAGCGTAAGGTTTTAGCTGATACCAGGATCTAGAAAGATCCATGGTAGTAATGGACCAAAAATCTGGAAAATTTATTCAATTTTCAAGGTTCATGCCATTACTGGCCTGGAACTTCCGTCCCATTAATAAAATTATAACAGAAACTTACTTATAGCCGTTATTAACTTTAAAGATTGTACCCGCCACCGACGACGTTACCGGGGTTGTAATAGTTAGGCGCCATCGCTCCCATCATGTGATACGGATTCACAGTAGGCGTTTGTAAAGCAATCTGAGGAGCAGTGATTTCTGGAGTAATGTTACCAGTCACACCGGTAGCAAATCCTGCTTGTTGCTGGCGCTGTTGGCGTTCATGCGCCAGTGCAGCAAGGTGGGGATTTGAATGTTTTTTACGCGACTTAGCTGTTGCTTTTGCTTTTTTAGCTTTAGAGGGATCCATCAGCGGCGACCTTTTTGCGGAACCATGGGTTGTTGCATCATTGCCGGATCAACAGGAAGTTGACCCGTCATTGGCATGAAAGGCATAATGGCATGTTGCTGAAGAGCACGGCCTTGATCTTGAGTAACCTGAGCAGCTTTTGCATTATGGGCTGTCATTAACCCATACATCGGCAATGGAGATCCCGGCACATTCAAGTGGAGATAACCTGAATCAAAATCCCTAGGCATTGTTGTAGTGCCTGTATTTGGTGCCAGGTTGCTCATATTGGGCGCACCGATGATAGGGGCCTGGCCTGCAGAAGCCTGTTGTACTGCATAATATGGATTCATCTGAGAAGCGGCAAGCTGCTCTTGAAGATTGCCCGCGCCAAATGTAACAAGACCAGGTGCACCAATGGCACCGCCTGCAGTGCCAATACTAGCCAAAAACTGTTGGGCACGTGCACCCACGCTAGGCTTACCTTTTTGTGGAACGCCGGGCATCTTATAACCTCTGAAAAGTTAGGTTCTATTAAGTAGTATTCTAAACTTAGTAAATCAGCTCATTCTTGAGCAAAAGCGCCACGCCGTTCTGCATATGCAAGAGGTGATTGCATTAAGGTAGAAGGCAAATGGGGCTGTTGACCCATATACATATCCATGTATCCATGATGACCTTGAGCAACACCGGTAGTGGGGTCAGGAACACCTAAAGAAGAAGCTAAGTTTTGACCGGCCATTCGCGTTTTTTGTTGCATCATTGTTCAACCTTTATAAATAAAAAAAGGGGCAGCATCTGCTACCCCTCATTCTACGTTTAGTTAATTTTTTAATAAACGGTATTTATTCGTTTTCCGAATATCACTCCATTACCAGAAGTTTCTGACGGAACACTTCAGGATTGGCTTGAGCTTGGTTCAGATAGCGCCAGGCATTGGCGGGATCCCGATCAGCCAAGGAACCAAAGTTGTTCCAGAAGTCCACGGGATTACCTTGGGCTTGGGGTTGAGGGGGAACCGGCATTTGAGGACGCTGAGGAGCAGCGGAAGGTGCTTCTTGGCGGATCATCTGCTGGCCCACGGGACGGCCATAAGCAGGTGCTTCATCGGGAACAGGATAAGGACCGTTCGGACCGAAGAACTCACAAGTGTAATCGGCCAGCACATCAGGATCAGTCAAGATAGTCTCATAAGCTTTATGCTCAGCAGACATTTCTTGCAACAGTTGAACTGCTTGGATCAACTGATTGTTGGTTGTGATCAGTGCATCCTCAATATTGCAAGCGTATTTATTGAGGATGGCAGGGGAGTCAGGACCGAAATGGTCAATAACTTCAAGACTTGCCGGGCTTACTCCGTTTGCTAGGAGCTGCTGGGCTGTAATTTCCTGTGAAGTTTGGGAAGAGTTGCTGGAGTAAACCTGGTTGTTGTTGATTCCAGGCGTAGAGGTCAGCATCCCCTGGTTGTTGTACTGGGCCGGAGCCACCGGGGAACTGTAATTGGCCGGGACGGTTTGTTGCGTCGCGGTCGATTGTTGACCCTGGAAGGGGAATTGGACGGGTGAACTCAGGAGCCCGACCACCTTGTTGAACGCCTCCTTGTAAGGGTTCTCCGCTTGGGGTGCCTGCGGAGCCGCTTGGTAAGCTTGTGGGGCTGCCTGGTATGCTTGGGGGTATGACGCTGTAGGGCTGTACTGGGGCTGAGACACCCCCATCTGGGCCTGCATTTGCGGGGCTGGGGCCACCGCTGCTTGGTAAGGCGCCACCCATTGCGGGGTTGTTGCTACCGCCGGTGCCTGAGCCGCCGTTTGCTGCGTCACTGGAGCCGCGTAGCTGATCGGCTGGGTCTGGGATACTTGGGGTGCCGATTGGGTCGGCATTGCGGTATCGGCCTGCATAGGTTACCTCTTTTTGTAGGCTTTCGAGTGTTCGGTAAAGGAAAGGGGTGAGATCAAGTCTCGGATCCGCAGCCATCGGAAGATTAGGTTGCTGCGGATGGGGAGTCCTCATTTCTTGATTGACTAGATCAATAAATGTGGCCATGGCCCTCTGTACTTCTCCCACCATCCGGAACGGGAATCCGCTGAGCATGCCAGCGACTTCATCATCCGTTTTTGAAGGGAATAAATACTTCAGTGCTTCTATGCTATCAACACCTAATTCCTGTAAGTTCCGAGTGAAAATTGACTGGTTAAGTTTATCTTGTGTGGTGTCTTCATAGACCGGCCCCATCCAGCGCCAGCAAACCGTCCGATCCCCGTCTGGAGCTAAACCAAGAACTCCATCAGGTACCTGTTTAGTTTGGACTGCTACATCAATTGCTTTCTGTAGTTTCTTTTCATAAGTTGCTTTTTGTTTTTCATATTTGGCTTCTTGAAGTGGATCATTGGGATCTTCAGGAGGATTCGGATATTTGATTCCATTGGCATAAGCCAGTGATTTACGGAAGATCTGCTCCTCCTGAAAGATCATTAATTCAAGGCACTTACAAATACCATAGGTATAAAGTTGTAAGCATTTTTTCTTAGCTGTTGCACTTACCCGTCCATAAGCTGATTTGATCTCCGTAGCAGTTACGTTAGTAATACTAAGATCGTCGATGCCGCCCAAGGCAAGACGGATCTCACTACGAAGTTGTTCGGCATACCGCGCCTGATCAGCACTTACAGCATTTGGTGTAATAAAACCAACACGATCTGTTGGCTCCAGGTTAGCAATAACTCGCGGTACACGCATGCCGCTTCCCGGTTTACCGTAATAACCAGGATTCTGACGAGTTACGTTATCTGATTTATAAGTAGAACTAGAAAGACTGAATTCAGAATTAAAACCTGATTGACTTGAAATACTAGGACGTTGCGAAACATCCCCATCACTTTTCTCAATAATGTCTTGCTTTGGTCGGGAAGACAGTAAAGTTGGATTGCCAAAGAAAGAAAGGTTTGCACGGATGTTTTTAACCATCTCATCGTGTGCAATAATCTGATTAGCCATCCACTCAAATTCACCGTGACCGTCAGTACCAAAGGCATCTGGGTTATTAAAAACCTCCACACACGGAATAAATTCCATGGTGTTAACTGTGGTCGTCGTGTTCCCCAGCGTTGCAAATTCCACCGGGGTGTCAAAACTTAACTCCTGTTCGCTATGGCACTCTTCGATCTGGCTAGCAGTAATCCGCAACCGCATATACCGTTTATCTGTTGAAAGACCAACACCGCCAAAACCACGGCTAGATTTGACCTTATAAGGATAGATAATAATTACTTCTTCTAAATCACCCTCGGGAGTGTAATAAGTTCTATACGCATCTTTATCAAACCAATACAACCGATACGTTTTATTTGTGGGACGAATGTAAAACAATCCTTTACCGTAGGAAAGGAACCGATCCCACATTGAATCCAAACGTGCATCTAGTTTATTAAACTTGATGACTTGCTGGATAAAATCAAAACGCTGTGTACCAAAATTGTCCTGGTGTGGATAAAATTCAACACCTTGGCGTATCCCAAACATCTTCATTTGGGATAAATGCGCATTCACCAGCATGGTGTCAGCGCCGCCGTCCGCATCCCTGTTGACGACTGACTTGATAAAATCGTCTAAAACGGTCTTGTTATCGGACATGCGTTTGAAAACTCTTTAGCTATTATGCCTCAATTTCGTAACCAGCGTGCAACCTTTTTAAGGTAATCACATCATCTTCTACTTCAACGTCAAAACGTTCGCCCGGAACAAGGCCCATGTCGTGGCAAAGTTCATCAGGCAAGGGAACAACGGCAGAACCGTATGCATCCTGGTCTAATTCAATGATGTAGTAGCCGGTAGACATTGTTGAGTGGTTTTATAAGTTTAGGTCCAGAATACTCTGACCTTAATATTCGAGCTCAAGCTTACCACGTGTCATCAGTCCATTACAAAGCCAAATTAAGGCGTCGACACAGTCGTCATGTGAACTGACGCCAAAGTTGATGATCTCATCAGTCAGTGCTTGAAATTTACGATATTTATTAAAGACAATCTTACGCTGTTCAAACAACCCCATAATGCCTCTAAAACGTGCGACTTTATCCCCACGGAATCCCTTGACTGCGTGCCAATTCAAGTTATAAAGACCGTGATCACCAAGGCAAATACGTTTGAAATCAGCTTCCAACGATGCTTGGTATGCGACTGCTTCAGACCAAATATCAATAGAACTACCGCTGGGATGATATTGATTTCCGTCTTTGTGTACAATACCCCACTCATAACACATTTCCATTAGGGACTCTAATTTTTCTAAGTTGCCCATAATCCTGATCCGTTTGCAGTCAATAATGTGAATTTTGTCTTTTACTCGACCGCCTAATACCATGACGGTGTAATCATTTTTTTCTCGAACACCAGCAGAAAGATCTACTCCGATTCCCAAAGCATCGAAATCTGTTGAAATTTGTCCTTTAACAATTAAATCTGGCGAAATTGAAAGTTCACTGGTTTGAACAACTTGGTTTTGATATTGGAAACTAAAACTAATTGGAGCTTGGCGGCGACGATCTTGAAGATACTCCAACGACCACATTTCAGGCCAATAGGATACTTCTTCACCATTTTCATCTACAGTAACGGCTGATTGAACAATTTGAATCCAGTCGTTAGCAGGAATAAAAGTTGTATTATGAATATCATCATGTCGGAAGCGTGTACCAAGGCAAATTGCCCTACCACCTTCAAACATTGTAGGGACAATAACTGAGTTCCAGTTATCCTCCATCATTTGTCGGATGTCGCGATTTTTAATATCGTCGGCGCTTTTTACCACATCATCGAGTATACATAAGTGGCTTCGTTTAGAAGTCACAGCACCCTTGAGACCTGCACAACAAATAGTAAATTCTTCTTCACCAGTAGACTTAATGCCTGCAAATTTCCAATCGATGCTCCAATATTCATTGGAGTTAATCCCTTTGGCAATTTTTACTGTAGGAAAAATTTCTCTATAGATTTTACTTTCTTCAATGATGCGTTTAATAGCAGCACTTTTAGGGCG